CATTAGGCGCAAATGGTTCAGAGTATATAAGATTAAGAGGTGTTGACGATGGTGGTGTGGTTGGTGTTGGTATTTTTAACACAAATCCTTCTTATAATTTAGATGTTACTGGCACTTTTAGAGCAACGAGCGCAAGTTTAATCGGTGGCACGCTCGGTGTTACAGGCGCAACGACGTTGTCCGCACCGCTTACCGTCAACTCCTCCGCCGTGTTCAATGAAGGCTCAGCCGACGCAGACTTCCGCGTGGAAAGCGACGGAAACGCAAACATGATTTTCGTGGATGGCACAAACAACCGAGTAGGCATTGGAACAAATGCGCCAGATAAAACGCTTCATGTAAATGGTGAGGTAAAAATAAACACTGTAACGGCAACGCCGACAAGTTTACTTGGAAAAGACGGGAGTAACGTGGTGGGAAATGTTCGTTTAACTTCTCCTTTATCTTTGGCTGGCGATTCATTAAATCTTGGAACTGTGCCAATTTCAAAGGGTGGCACAGGCGCGGAAAGTGCATCGGTAGCAAGAACAACCCTCGGAGTTGGCTATACGTTTTTTTCAACAACAACTGGAGCAACTATTATATTTTCGTCAAATAGAGTGTCATTAGTGATAACAGGCACGGGTTCAACAACAACCATAGACCTAACAACTGCAACAAATGGAAGACAATATATGATAAAAAACCTTTCAAATGCAACGGTAATAAGTAGCGCCTCAAATGTCATTCCTTTGACAGGTGGCTCAGCTGGAACTTCAATTTTATCTGCTGGCAATGTTACGCCTCAATGGGTCACCTTGGTTGCCGATGGTACAAATTGGCACGTAATGCAATCAAACTAAAAACATAAACATGAAAAAAATATTATTCCTTTTCCTTTTCCCGTTGTTTTCCTTTGCTCAGGATACAATCATTATTAAAAAGGTATTTATTGACCCTGACACGGTTTGGCAGGTGAAGCAAATCACCGACGCGGACAATTCAAGTTTAACCGTGTTTTCGGATTCAAATCTCATTATTCCATTCCTTATAAATGACTTGGTTGACGATGCACGGAAAATGGCTGATGCCTTGAATTTACTTGAGGGACAAAACAAGTTTATAGCAAGCGCAAACAAGTTAGACAAGTCATTAACCAACGGTAAAATACAAGGCTCATTTGATTATTTGCAAGAGCAATTTAAAAGGTTTTGGCTGGGTAATTACTCAGCCATTGCCAACGGAACAAAGGTTGTGGCAGGGGCTGAAATATTTGTAAATCAAACGGGAAGCCTCAGGATTAAAATTGGCGAATCATTAAATAGACCTTTGGTTATTATTTCTGACACATACGGGTATATTTTAAATTATCCAAATCAAGGTGATAGAATGGTAATTTATTTAACGAAGGCAAATGTTTTTAAAGACTTTGATAATAAATTAATCCTTAGAAAAACAAAGTAATGAAAACAACCTTAATAAACTTTTTGCACCTTGGATGGAAAAAAATTACATACGCTATTTGTTGCGGTTGGATTGCCTCATTCTTTATTCCGATTAAAGGCTTCCTTATTTTCACGGTTTTCGTTGTTTTCGCTGACATGGCAACGGGCATCATTGCGGCAAAGAAGGAAGGGCAAAAGATAAATAGCCGTGGGCTTTACCGTACAATAGAAAAAATAATAGTGTATTTTTGTGCCATTCTTATTTTCGAGGGTGCAAGAAATACATTTAGCCTTCCTTTCAATATAACGTACATGGCAGCGTTTTTAATTGCAACGGTTGAGCTTTATTCTATTTCGGAAAATACAAAGCGCATAACAGGCGTAAATCTTGGCGTTTTAATCACAAGATTTTTTAATCGTTAAATCAAATAATATGCAGACTAATTTAAAAGAAGCCTTAAAATCGGCTGATACTATTAAGTCACCTCTTGGCGATGTGGCTTGTTACTCAATGAACTTTGCGGAGTTGGCTTCGGAAATCAATGTTCATCTTGAGGGTAATAAGGTTAAATTCACCTGGCGCGAATACGTCCAACTGGCTCAAATCATTTGGGATAAAATCAAGGAGACATCGAAAGAATGTGCTGGGAAGGAGATTTCAGTAAATTTACCTCCTAAGTTTTCTTTGGTTTCCGCAGCTTTTTCGCTCATTAGATTCAAATTATAGGCGCAGAAGAATCGCTACCTTAGGCGGCTTACAGGGCGGTGTATTGATTTACATCGCCCTTAAAAATATCAAAATATGAAAGCATCTAAATTTTGTGTTTTCCTTGACGCGGGTCACGGAGGCATTGACGGAAAGAAAAAATTACCTTACAATTATACCACGTACCCATCAAAGTGCGCTCAGCACAACAACGCAAAGTTCCACGGTTACGGGTGGTTCTTTGAAGGCGTGTTCAACCGCGACGTTGCGGCAAAGATTGAGCAGTATTTAATTGACTGGGGCTTTTCCGTGGTTCGCGTTTACGATCCTGTCTTGGACGTCTCTTTGACTAAGCGCGTGGCGAAGGCAAATATTAACGCTCAAAATTACGAAGCTTCGTTATACCTCAGCATTCACGGCAACGCGGCAGAAAATAAAAGTGCTAGAGGATTTGAGGTGTTCACGAGCAAAGGTAAAACAAGGTCGGATATTTACGCGGAGTTCTTGTTTAACGAGGTAAAAGAAGCTTTTCCTAAATGGGTGTATCGTATGGACACGACGGACGGGGACAAGGATAAAGAAGAAAGTTTTTTTGTTATTACCCAAACCAATATGCCAGCGGTATTATCTGAAAACGGCTTCTTTACCAATTACCACGATGCTTTAATGATGTTTGACCCCGTATTTCAAAATACGTTGGCTTTGTCTCATGCTCGGGCGGTCGTGGATTATGCGAAAACGCAAGGGGTAATCTTTTAAATAAAAAAAGGGCTGGTTCAAATGCCAACCCCGATATACACATCAACAATTCAACAAATTAGTAATCAATCAATTATGAGTTTTATAAGCCTTGCGGCTGATTCTTTTAAAGTATCTGTTTCCTTTGAGTGATAAAGTTGGTAACAAATGCTTACCATTCTTTCTTTTTCCATTGACTGATAAGCGGGCATCGTCTCAGGAATCAAAGGATTAAGGTAAAAATTTATTACCGATTGTTTGCTATTTACGGTGTCGGCAAAGCGGACGGGCTTAGGATATGCGTTAAAACATCTTTGCGCTTCCTTCCATTGTTCAAGGGTTAAGCCGTCTGTTAATTCGTTATTTTTCATTTGTCTTTGGTTTATTTATACACAGTGTTACAAGTTATTTCTGAAATTATTGGATGCCTGCTTCTGTTGTATCCAACAGTATAGCGGCTAAAGCAACTGTCGCAAGCAAAATACTTTGCCATACATTTCCCGCCGTTTTCGGTGTGCGAATAATGAGAATAAGAATCTACTTTGCCATCGCAAACAGGGCATTTATCCTCCAGGTACTTTTTCCAAATAAATTCATGAGTATATTCTCTTTCTTTAGGCATTATTTTTTCCCTTGACAAATCTCCGCAATCTTCGCACCATTCCCCAAAATCCATGTCGTTTGATTCAGAGCTGCAATTTTTACATATATAAATCATCTTTTAATATAATTTTTTGCCATAAGCGCAAGAAAGAAAGCGTCGATTTCGTCCTGACTGATTTTGGCTGTTTTAAAATCTGGTTCAAATTTCAATCTCTCACTTGCGACAACTCGCATAAAGACGTCTTTATTAAATTTCTTACCCTTTGCCTCAGGTGAAATATTGTACGCCTCAATGTCATGCTCCTTTATCCATTCATAAGCAATTCTTGAAGCGGCTTGGTTCATGCCAACGTTGCGGGACATTCGGGAAAGGATCGCGCGGTTGATTGAATTATTAAAAGTCACATTCTGGAGGCTTGAATCTTCAACTAAAACAATCGGGCTTTCGTATGTCACCCATGTTATAACGTCTCCGATAAAATCGACAAACCTTTTATACCTTTTAAAAATCATGGTGCGGTCTGCGATAATGCAAACCGCCATTCCCTTTATTCTTAAAGCTGGGTCAACTCCTATCAATGTCCTCAAAGTGTTATTGTTTTGAATGAAGATACAAAGTTTTTTGCCGTTGTTCCCGTGGTTTCATTGTTTTCTTTTGCCTCAACCTTTACGCGTGGTTTCCTTTTGCGCTTCGGCTTTGGCTCAGGTGCATTGATACCATAAGCCTCCACGCCTTTGTCAACAAAGTTGATTTCAAGGAGGTAACCGAAAACAACGATGGTTCCCACGAAAAGAAACATGGTGATAAATTCGCCGCCTTCGTACTTTTCCTGTAAGCCAAAGAAGATTTCAACCAAGGCGACAAGGGTTGCGCCCAGGGCAATCTTTGGAGGGTATGTGCTTCGCCCTTTGGTTGGATTCAAGAAATCCATGAAAACAACGGCGAAGCGTCCGAGTTGCAAGATACTGGCGGCAATGATCGCAAGCCAAAAGTCAATCGGTAGAAAAATGGCGGTTAGGTAGGCGTTAATGCCATACGTAAGGATAATGGTTAAAAGCATGATGGTTGGAATGTTATCCGAAAT